TCTAAGCAGATTGTTATTGCTCCAACATATAAGCAGACGATGATTGTTTATACTAAGATTACTGAGGTAATGCAGCATGCTGGTGTCTATGATGATATTGCCAAAGAAATTAAATCGCCACATCCTCAGATTGTATTTAAGACTGGTTCATTGATTGACTTTGGTAGTGCCGACAATCCAACAAGTCTTAGAGGTGAAGCTTATGATAGAGTATTTTTAGATGAAGGAGAATTTATTAAAGAAGACGCCATGGCTGCTATCAGACCTTTGATTTATGATACAGGGGCTCCAATGTGGATTACTACTACACCATATAAGAAGAACTTTGTTTGGGAGTTCTGGAAAAGAGGATTAGCTGGTGATGAGGATTGGGGTAGCTTTAATTATTGCTATTTGGATAATCCCTACATTACTGATGAGGGTAAGAAGGAGATAGAAAAGGATATTTTAGAATGGGGAAAGGATAGCCTTTATGTGCAAGCGGAAATCTTTGGGAATTATGTAAACAACACTGATTGTTACTTTGATATGGAAGATGTTACTTTCTGTGTTGTTAAGGATTGCGACCATGGAGAGCCTCATCCAAAGAAGATGTATGTTGCTGGAGTAGATTGTGCTGGGATGGGAGAAGATAAGAGTGTCTGTGTTGTATTGGAGATAGACCCAGTTAAACAGGAGAAAAGGATTATTGAAATGAGATGGTTAGATAAGAATAAGCCAAGAGAGTTGGTTGTTATGCTCCAAGACCTTGACAATAAGTATAATTTTGAAAGACTGTATATTGATAAGACTGGTTTGGGAGAAGGACCAGCGGATTGGATTGGAATGGAGATAGGAGAGCATAAAGTAGAAGACATCAGGTTTAGTATTGTTAGTAAGATGGATATGTATTCTAATCTGAAGATGTGGATACAGAAGAGGGAGATGCGAATGGTTGGAGGGGAGATGACAGAAGTTCCAGCGATAATGTTGCCCGATAATAAGTTGTTACTAAAGGAGATGATGGAACTTAGATATGAGAGAATGCCGAACAAGACGATTAAGATATATCATCCAGATGGTGATAAGTATCATGACGACTTTGTAGATGCTTTGGCTTTGGCTTGTCTGTGGCTTAAAGAGGAGGAGGTAACTGAATATGATGCTTTTATTCGGTGAGGTTAAATCTATAGATTTATAAAGTTTGTTATATTGATATTAATGTGACATTTAAAAAAGGGCATAAACATTCTGAAGAAACTAAACGTAAGATGAGCATAGCTAAGAGTGGTGCTAATCATCCTATGTTTGGTAGAATTCAATCTGATTATCAAAAAAATCAAGCAAGCAAAGCATCTAAAGGAATTACTTGGGAGATGCGGTATGGTAAAGAGGAAGCTGATAAGAGAAAAGCAAAATTAAGTATGTTAAATGATTCTGATGAAGCGAGAGAAAAATTAAAAGGACCAAAATCTGATAGTTCAAATATGGGAAGGAAAAAAGGTTCTAAGCTGTCTGAAAAATCAAAAAAGAAGATGAGTGATTCAAAGAAGAAAATATGGAAGGAAGGTCGAATGATATTATCATCTAGATGTTCTAATACTAAACCAGAACTTAAGATTCAAGGATTATTGAATGAGTTAGGAATAGAGTTTGCTACTCATCAATATATGGGCATTCTTCATGATTATCAAGTTGATATTTTTGTACCATCTTTAAATCTAATTATTGAATGTGATGGAAATCATTGGCATTACATTCCAAGAGATAAATATAAGTCTGATGATGTTAATTGGAGATGTAAGAAGATGGCGCAACAACAATGGGATATTGATGATATTAGAACAAATGAGTTGATTAAGAAAGGATATAAAGTATTGAGATTAGCTGAAGATGCTATTAAGATTATGGATATTGCTGAATTTAAACAGCAGCTGATTATATAAAATAATTCTATGTTTATTTAAAAGATAAATGATTGTAATATATGATGGAGAGGCAATAGATGGACATAAATTCTCTAAAAGCGTCGGAAGGAAAGAAACTTACAGTCATTCTTAATAACAATAATGTTTATTCTAATGTGTCATATCGAGTAACGACAGAAGGGACGATTGTATTTACAGACAATAAGAGTGGGCAAGAATGTTATGTAATTTCTAGTTTTGTAGCAATGCTACGGGAGGACAACTGATGGGAATATTTACAAAAGAAATAGTACCCCCAATGAATGCTCCAGAAGAGTATGAACCAATAATTTTAAGTAGTAAGAAGGTTACTGAGCAAGCTAATGTGCCTGAGGGTAATAAACCAAACTTTAAAGGAGAGGTAGCACAGAAAGAGATTAAGTTTCCTGATGAGTTAGGAGAGGCTCATCCATTTGATTTTTCAGTGACTGAGGGCTTATATAAGAAGTTTGGATTTGCTACTGGTGTGGTAGATAAGTATGTTGATTATATTGTTGGGCCTGGATTCTTTGTGACTAGTGAAGACGAAAGAGCCACTAAGATTATTGAGGATTGGATGCAGGATGTTAACTTTGATACACTTTTAAGGGAGTGGATTAAAGAAGGTCTTGTAAAGAATGGTTTCTTAGAGTTGGGTGGTAAGCCTGAAGAGACAGTTAAAGGAGCTAAGGTGTTAGATTCTAAGTATATGTACGTTCAAAGAGATAAGAAAGGAAAGGTTGAATTTTACAATCAGTATAAAGGCGGATTTGATAAGTTTTCTAAAGAAAAAGTGATTCCATTTGACCCACATCAGATTGCTCATATCTCATTCAATAAGATTGGTGATATGCCTTATGGAATGGGAATAATCTATCCGGCAATGAATACAATTAATAATCTTCTTCAAAATGAAAAAGATTTGCACATGTTGATGAATAGGAAAGCTAATTCTCCATACCATGTTAAGATGGGTGGTGTTGTTGGAGGTAAATATTTCAAACCTAATCCAACTACTGTTGCTAAGTTTGGAAAAGACTTAGAATGGTTAAACAATAAGCATGAATGGGTCACAGATGGATTGACAGAAATTAAGGTTGTTGATTTTGGGAATATTGGAGAGAAGTTTAATGAAGTGTTAAGATATGATGAGGAAATGCTACTTTATACATTTCAGGTGCCATCTGTATTGATGGGAACGGCAAATATTAATGAAGGAATTGCTAAAGTGCAGATGGATGGGTTTGAAAGAAGGATAACATCATTCCAAGCTGAAGTAGAGAAAGTTATTGAACAGAAGATATTTAAGAGGATATTAAATGCACAAGGATTAGATGTACATGTAGAATTTGAATGGGGAAGACCGTCTAATGCAGAAAGATATGAAAGACTTATGAAGATAGCACCAATTCTTACTAGTCAGACAACATCTCAAAGCTTATCAAGATTATTGGAGAGAGAGACAGTTAAGATTCTTGAATTGGATGAAGAAGAGTATGAGATATTAGCAGCTGAAGAAGATAAGAAGATGGAAGAGGAAAGAAAGAAAGAAGAAGCTAGAGCTCAAGCAATAGTGCCTGGTCAGAATGCTAAGCCAGCTCAAAAGGTAAAGCAAATGTTAGAATCTTATGTTAAAGAAGAAATAAAAGGAGTGACTACAGTTGTTGATAAGCATGCTCATGATTTTATTTTAGATACTAAAGGGAATGGAATCACTAGAGGAACATATCCTTTGAAGCATCCGGGACATGTTCATGAGATAAATAATAGAATCATTAAGAAGATGAATGATCATAAGCATAAAATATTAACTGAAGGAACAGAAGATTATCATGAAGAGTCATGTGAATGCGCTCATTGTGTAGATATAGCGGAGTCTAGTGGTAAAGTGTATAAGGGAGTAATATTATAAAATGAAACTTAAATGTGGAAAATGTAATAAGATTGGAGAAGCTATGTTTACATCAAATTTAAAAATATATCAGTGTAAATTATGTAAAGCTTTAAATGAAACTACACATGAAACAACAATTACTGAATGGCTTTTTTTCAATTATAAAGAGTATACTAAGCAGATTGAAAAGTTTATTAGAGCAGATGATTATGCTCAGATTACTGCTACAAATGCTGTAGAAGCAGCTGCTGGTAGATTATCCAAATCTCAAGTAATAGAGTTTAAAAAGATATTAGGAAAAGGATTTAAGACAGGACAGAGTATAGATGAGATGGTTAAGCAGGTTAATAAGAAAGTTGGACTCAAAGATTTGCTAAAAATGGAGGACGGTAAGATTGTGCAAAAAGATGGAGTAAATGTAAAGATTCGAGGAAAGGAGCATAGGGCAGTGTCTTTGGTAAGGACTGAAGTAACTAGGGCTGCTAATGAAGGAGCTATAAATCATTTTAAAGAAGGAGGTATAAGTAAGATAAGGTGGGTGTCATCTATTGGTGCAAGAACCTGTCCACAATGTGAAGCATTGAACGGAGAAATTTTTGATATTGATGACCACCCTGATATACCACTGCATACTATGTGCCGTTGTACGATTACCCCAATTACGGAGTTATCATGAGCAAAAGACCGCAATGTGCTATAAAAGGATGCACTAGAGAAGCTTTTATGCTGTTTGGAGGAAAATGGGTTTGTGGAGTATGTGTTTCTGATTATGATAGAAAGATGAAAGAGAAGCAGTTTAATCAATTACAGGAGGTTATGGGAAATGCCAACAACAATTTGTCCGAGGTGCCAACAGAGAATTATATTTGACCCACATTCAGATGATATTCAGCATGAGTGTAATTCAGGTAACCCAACATTAGACCAAGAGGATATTGTGGTAATTGGCGATTGGTCAGATTATACAGGAAGTGGAATTAAAAATAATCCATTAACTCAAGGTTCTGAGAATACATTGTTTGGTACTAGAGCTGCAATAGAAGGTGAAGATGATGAAAATAAGACAAGACGAGGATT